TCAAATAATTATTAAGTTCATTCCATAATAGAGAGTGTTATTTATGCGAAATATAGTTTTTCAGCTCTACTTGCAGCCGTACGTAACGCTGTTTATAAATTGCATCCGCACCGGAACGATCCAACTCGAGAAATAAATAAGGTCCGCTATCTGGATCTGATTCATCGACCCTAAGCGAACCAACTGGCTTTTCTCTGAATATAAATCGCGATACAAGCATTCCGATAACAACACCGATCAGTAATACGATTACCAAACTCATGGTTTCCTCCTTTCAAAAAGTTTTCTGAAAATCACCATCCGGCAATTTTTCAAATATCAAATTAGCATGTTTTCCGGTAACCTTCGTCCTGTTTTCTAATCTAGGATAAAAATAAAAGAGAGAATGTGTATCTAACCACCAAACTGTCAGCCCCTTTTAATGCCTCCCACCTGGATAGGTAATACACGACCCATAGCCATTAGTCATTTAGTAGTTTTATTCTCTCATAATATGCCTTGTAAATTTTGCGAACTATTTCCTTTCTCGATTCAGCAGCCAAAAGAATCGCCGGTATAATTCGTAGTAAGTATCTTTGCAACACGGGATTCCTAATCTAACTTTCAAAATATCATAGGACCAGCCCTCGGTAACAGCTTTCAGAATATATGGAGCAAGCTGCTGATCTGTTTGCTCAGCCACTCTCTCAATCATGTCGGTTCGTTCTGAATAATATGCTCTTGCTATTCCGACTTTCGCTGTCGGATCGCCAAGCGTGCTTGTTACTATGAACATCGCCCAATCTGCTGGTTTACTGCTGAAACTATTGAGTGATGCATAAGCCTTTCTCCAAATCGGGTATTGAAGACAGAAGTGTTTTAATTCGTAGTAGCGATGTTTCTCAATCCAATAAGGATTTTTTTCGGATAATTCCGGTCTGATTGTGGTTGCCATGATTGCTCCTCCATAAGCCTCACGTTGTAAGCTATTAGGAACAATTCGACAAATTTCATCAATTATATTATATCAAATATTGTCCCTAACATCCATCATTTATTCAGCAATAGATTCTAAATATTTTTGAACTTTGCTTACCGAATATAATACGCGACGACCTATGAATATTCTTGCCCCTGCCTGCTCGCCTATTTTTCGAGCTGTAGCGCAACCGCAAGACAATATGGCAGATAATTTTTCAATATCCACAGCAATAACATCGGGTGAAATACGATCGTTTGTTTTATTCATATGTTTAATCCTCCAGATTTCTATTCTAGGTTTGTAAACATAATAATTAGTTCGACCGTAACCCGCATACTGAAAAAAAAATAAGAGGGAATGTATGATACACGCCCTCTTATGCATTTTAATAACCATCTTCAATTACATCACCCGTAGAATCCAAAAGAACCGAGTTGCGGGCTTTACGATAGATGGTTTGTCCCTGAATTGTTTTACCGGAACTGTCTTTGATTTGGTTTCCGCTTGAATCTTCGATGTTATCTAAGAACACGAACTCGTTAGGATATCCTGCGAAAGCCGTTCCGGTAATAATTGTACCATCTGCTTTGTGTGCGGTATAGCCCTTCAACAAAGCTTCTTCCGTAACAGTATCGCCGGTAAGGTCGATCAAAACTTTATTGCCGAATACGACTTTATTCGCAGCCATTTGACAAAACCTCCTTATCCGATCGTAACAGTCTTCCCTCCGGCAGAGTTGTCGGTTTCTACATACGGGATTGCCTTAACTGTAACCTGAGATAAGCAGTTGTACTCTTCATCTGGCATGATTGTCTGAGCTTCTTTGGACGGTGTTACTTCCTTGCTCTGCGGTTTCATATCCTCAGAACCAGACATAGCACCCTCAACGCCAAGAATCGTCACACCCTCACGAATGTTAGTAGCAATAAGCTTTGCCTGTTCGGTGGCGTCAATAGACACCTTACCAGAGCCATCATGATAACCTTGCGGTACTGTATATTCTCCAGCAACAGTTGAGATGGTACCTTTAACCGCACCGTTGTTCTTCATAGTACCTGTAAGCTTACTTCCACGGGCGTGCGCAGTCTTTCCTACGAGAATCTCTGCGACAGCCGCAGTATCATCGGAAGTATCGCTGTCGAAAGTACAGGTACCTGTGATCTTTGCACCGCTCTTATCGTGAGCAGTAATACCTTTGAGGATCTTATCTGCACTGACGGAATCGCCAGTAAGATCGATAAGGACATCCCCCCCGTAAATGACTTTGTTTACATTCAGATTTGCCATAATGTTTAGTCCTCCATGACACTTTCATTATTTTTCTTTATCAGCAGTCTTGTTGTACTGGGATGTACTGATTCCAAGGATAACACCAAGGAAAGTATCAACCGCAGTGATGGTTCCGACCACCTGCTCTCCATACGGGAGACTCCAGATTCCGGCCAGTGCAAAGTATAATGTACCAGCAGCCGGAAGCAGATACATAGCAATCCACTTAAGGATGTCGTATGTCTTGTTACTCATGCTCATTGTGCTCTTCCTCCTTCTCTATAAATTTATGAATCGGGAGTTTGTCCACCTCCTGCATAATTCGCTTCGCTGAACCGTTCCCGCCCATACGTTCGTAAGGTTCGTAGAGATATACCCTCAGATTTTCATATTCATCCTGGGTTACACACCCACGGTCAATATACGACATTCCAAGATACATGATCCTGTCATGTGCCAATCCAATAAGCATCTCTGTTTTAACATCTTTTTGCTCGCTTTTCTTTTGTAAATAGGCCCACAGCCCAGAAGATGCAAGAACTGAGCTAAAGATCGTAAGTACAACCTGAAACCATGGTTCCATCGTTTTCCTCCTTCTTTATGTGCAATCATGCAGACCTATCAGAAACAATCAGCTTCTTGTTGACTATTGCGATTTCCTTACTAAATAGGTCTTCGTAAAGCTGTATTAAATTCTTTCGTTGTTCTCTGGATAAGAGTTTATAATGTCCTCCCATCCAACCGCGAAACATATTTTCGACATTGTCGTAATCCGCTTCTTCATTTTCAACCTTAACGGCAAGTTTCTTGAGTTTTCTACGCATGGCGGTAACTCGATCCGGATTTATTCGTTTGATGACTTTACCAGTATCTGTAAGTGTGTACTTAATTTGCAGGAATTTGTATTTGCTCGAAATCTTAACGATTCTAGTTTTCTTACGATTGATATGGATTCCCAATTCAGCTGCAATTTCACAGATGTTTTCGAGCAAGTCTTCAAGCTCTTCTTTACTGGGATTCATGATGTACCAATCGTCCATATACCTTCCATAAAATTTCTGCTGACGTACATACTTGACGTAATTGTCAATGGGATACGGATAATAAATTCCAATGACTTGCGAAAGCTGGTCTCCAATATTGACAGACTTCTCCATCCACTTTTCGCCAGTGAGCTTCTCTTTTGGAATGTTCCGATACTCCAGTTTATTGAAAGTATCGGTCATACAAGCCTCGTATTCCTCGTCAGACATGTACGAAACATCGACCTGGAAGCCCTTAAATATCAACGTTAAAAGCCAGTCAATAAACTCATCGTCATCGAACAGCTTTAGCAATTCTCGTTTAGCGATCTCATGGATAATATTGTCATAGAACTTTGAAAAGTCACCGAATAGAATATAACCGTCATTTCCGTATAATTGGTAGTATTTGTGGAGATGGATTTCGAATCGTTTTCTCTGTTGTGAAATTCCGCGCCCCTTGATAGATGCGCAGTTATCATAGATGATATGTTTCCTAACTTCTGGAAGTAAAACCTCATCGCACAGAGAATGTCGGACGATGCGATCGCGGATTTGAATGCTTGTAATAGGTCTTATCCGGCCTCTTTCGTGCAGCTCGAATTCCTGTGTCGGTCCATTTTGAAGTGTCCGATTTATTAGATCATCTTGGATTTCGAATATGTACCGCAGGAAATTCATCATAAATTTTTGCGTCGATTCTTTCCACTTGCTGCTCTTCACAGAGACCTTATAAGCCCTATACAAGTTATTGGCGTCACAGACAATCTCCTCGTAGTTCATAACCTATTCACCGTTATAACAATACTTACCGTAGTAAATTGTATTAGGCTTTATTATTTATCCTTGCGGAACGGATAGCATCTCCTTCTTCGTTGGTTAATCGAAGAATCCGGACGAACTCCATTAGAGTTCGAAGCGTTGTTGTAGTTCGTATTGCCATTGTTGTTCACATTGGCAAAGTTAGCCGAAGAAACGACGCAATTTTTAGATGTTACCCTTTTTCTAACCGCGACTTAATCGCCATGTCTCTTTGACGCCACCTTTTTATCAATCCGATTTCTCGGTCGATAGCTTTAACATACCGGTTGTATAAATTCAGATCTACATCGAATATTTCAACAACCCGCTGCAACTCGTTAATGAGCTGCTCGCAATTTACAATGGCCGCATTCTGGTAATCTCTCCTGGTCTCGTACTCGTGCATTGACCGTGGGTAAATGGTATTTGCCGCTCTAACATTGCTCGTTATTAAGGAAGCACACTGATTTACTTTCGATTTGAAACTCCGCATCAGTTCTCTGTACTTAGCAAAGTTTTCTTCCGAAATTTCTCCATACGCATACTTCTTCCGAACAAAGCTGTCCACATCCTTAACACCAAATCCCCTTTGCATAAGGAGTATCAGCATATCATGCAACTCGATCGAGTACGTAATCGCTTCGAATTTTGACTCTTTCCTGTCGCCTAACAGAACACTCATTCGTAATCTTTACCAGTGATCTCGGCGAACTCCTCTTTGGTGATCCAGCCCATCTTCACCGCATTACGAACTCTGGTCTCATTCCACATTTTCATGCTGTGCCAAAGCTTTACTTTACTGTAATTCTTGCTATGTTCCATGGTGATCTCCTTTCTTAAAGCTCCACATTGGACATCATTGCAATGTAGGCGATGTCAGACTGCATTTTGGTTCTGGCAAATTCCTCCTCAGAAATATCTCTAAGGACAAACCAGTATTCCCCGGGAACCTGCTCAACGATCTGAACCAGTTCCATGTTTGGATGAACAGTCTCAGTTGTTCCGTCGCTGATAGTAACCGGAGAGCAATTATCTGCAAATACGGATTCCTCGATCTTTTCTGTGGAAATGAAATTGTTTCCGTTCAACTTAAGATTGGAAATCTCAGTTCCATCACCGAGGGTAATTTTATAGATTTTTTCTTCCATGATTAGAAGCTCCTTTCAAAAATATAAACGGGGCACAAGGCCCCGCGATCTTAATTAACCAACCGGGAAGACCGGACGAACTCCAATAGAGTTCGAAGCGTCGTAGCAGTGCGTAGTGCCATAGTTG